AAAACACTCCTTAATTTGTTTTGTTTATACTGCCTATTATACCATACCCACCGGGAATGTACATGCTTTTTTTCACTTTTTTTCATTTATTTTATCATATGCCATGGAAAGCATTTCCCAAACAAATGATATTCGCGATCTTTTGCTTCGCGCTCTGAAGGATATTCTCCTCTCATAAACTGTTTAACGTGAACCATTTCATGTGCTAATGTACACATTTGTTCAAAAAAAGATAATGGTTCATCATATTGAGTTCTTGCTATTTCAATCTCAATAGGATCTCCTTCAGTACATAGACCTTGACAATCACCTTCAAGTTTAGTTTTAAACATGATATCAATTTCTAATCTTTTGAATAGTTTAAGCTCTTTGCAGAGATTATCGATATATTGATCTACAGCAGCTTTATTTTTATATCTACCTTCGATAGTATAAATCAATGCAGTGGTCTCGGTGATCCTTCGATAACGATTTGATCAAGTTCCATTTGATCAATAATTTCTATTCCACATCTATCTAAAACTAATGCACACATAATTTCCCATGAGTCATTTTGTTTATCAGATTTGTCCATTGCAAGTTGCATCTCTTTGTAATTCAAAGGGATATCAACTGGATATCCTGTAGCAAGGTGCGTACATTTTAATCCATTTCTCATAATTTAATCCTTATTTAATTGTTTAATAGGGATATTATACCATACCCACCGGGAAAGTACATGTTTTTTTAATATTTTTTTAGAATAAAGATATAACACCAAAGAATATGAGCCTGGTGTGCATCGTTCTTAGTAAGTACCTTCAAACTTATTTTTAAACGCACACCCGCTCACAGAGCAATGAAGCCCTGCTTGGATTGTTATTTTTTAGCTGTTGGGGAGTAAATTGTAATTAGCTCTTCTTTGCCTTTTACTTTGATTTTTCCAATCTCATGAGAGACATACCCAGACGGGAGTTCTTTCATTGTGAAAGATGAATATATTGTCTTATGATCTATATATTCATGTCGTGCGGCAGTGGCCTCGAGCCGAGCGGCAAGGTTGACTGCATCTCCAATAACCGAATAGTCAAATCTGGATTCACTACCCATGTTACCAACAATACAATCCCCGGTGTTAATACCAGTCCCAACATTAATGTCAGGAAGGCCACGTTCTTTATAGACTTCTTTAAGTTCATTTACTTTTTCTTCTATTTCAATTGCTGACTTAACTGCCATTTCAGCATGATTTGTACAAGGTAATGGTGCATTCCAAAATGCCATTATGCAGTCTCCCATATATTTGTCAATTGTTCCCCCATTTTTGAGAATGATTTTTGTCATTGCATCAAGGAATTCATTGACTAATTCTACTAATCCTTCTGGATCATCATTATTCTTATAATGCTCAGATATCGGAGTAAATCCACAGATATCCATAAATAAGAATGTCATTTCTTTTCTATCACCTCCAAGCTTCATCAAACTTGGATCTTTAATTAACATGTTAACCATATCTGGTGATAGATATGTACCAAATTGACCCTTAATTTGTTGCCTAAGTTTAAACTGAATCCAAAAGTTATTAAAACTTGCATGCGCGAATACTATTATATATAATACTATAGCGAATGTCCAATCAAGGAGATACATTGAATTCGACCAGAAATAGGCTGATGAGAAGTAGGAGGCAACGAGAGCTGTCACAAAGGCGATTGCACCATAATATGCGGAAAAACGATATGAACAAACCAGAATTAACAGAGACCCAATTAGAATTAGACTTATTTCCAGTAGATTCGCCCAAATCGGACGGATTATTGATGAAGAAGCTTGAAGACCACCTTCCAGGATTGTCGCAAGAACAGATGCTTGAATCTCATGAGGAAGCTTTAACCCTGACGGAGTCGGACTCTGTGGCACTATCCCGAGAGCAGAAACTCCAATCAGAACTGTTTTCCCCTGAAGATCTGGAAGAACATCCACTCCAGCAGAATAACGATCAAACTTTATTGAAGGATTAATCCATACCCTTCCAACATTATCTGTTTCAGCATATAATTTTGGTGGTATAAACAGATCCACTACTCCAGTTTCTTCTGTCTTTATTGTATAACCCTTTGTTTGTTTCTCTGCTCGTATTATTTCGACAGGTAGAGAAGGATATAACTTATTATTAGCCTGCACAACTAGAGGCATTCTTCGTACCAACCCGTCTATTTCTGGGGATACATTTATCATCCCTATGCCCCATGCGTCATCTTCTAGCATAGGAATGTTTGTTAGTATCTTATTATATTTTTGTACGAACTGATATGGATCTCCCTCCCCGGCTTGGGCGGTGCCTACATATGGAGCTACATCATTCCTTCCTCGAGCATCGGCTTTCTGTGATAGGACAACACCAGAACCTTTAATCCACGATTCAAATGCAGGATCTCCACCTAACCGATCCGGCTCAGGAAACATTATTGTGAAGGCCTTGATTCCAGCATTTGCATTAATTAAATCTGAAATTATTTGAGCATAGTATTGTCTTGGTAATGGATATTGTCCCCATTTGCCAAGAGTTTCTTCACTGATATCAAGTAAAACGATATCTTCTGATTTTGTTTGGGGAATAGATTGTATTTTAGCATCAAAACCCATTAAACGTATTTGTTCAACAGGTTTGATATCGGCTACTCTAATTACTAAACCTAATACAATGACAATAGCAACTGTCCAAAACGATGTAATATATTTCATATTTGTTCTTCTTGTTGGTGAATCCAAGTTTTCATATCAATTAACCAATTCTTCAATCTTAAAGCTTGTTTCTCATGAAATATTTGTTCTTCTGGATATTTTATCATTTGAATATTATGATAATCTATCATATGAAGAATTAGACCAATTGCATCTTGATATGGCATACGCACTTCGGTAGAAAATGTTCGTTCTACCTTGGACTTTGACTTTTCCATTACACATTAATTATTCTTGTGTAATGCTTATTGAGCAACCCGTGGCGGTTAAACAGTTTTGAGATAATGTATAAGATTGAGCAGTACTTCCCTTTTGAACAAGATCTAAATCTGTAGGATATGATCCTAATAAATTTACTACTGCAGTATGTGCACCGTTATCTCTTTGATTAACCATTACATCATTACCATTTGAATTTCTTATTGTCATAGTAAATGTTTTATTTCCATTTTGTGCTTGTCTAATAAATATGTCGTTATTATCAGTATATACATTAGCTGTGATTGAATGTGTAATACCAGCGGTATCCATTTTTTGACTTCCAACAAATTTATTATTATCACCATGCATGTCCAGCCTTACAAAATTTCCTCCGGGCTCATTACCATCGTAATTCCACGTTGGTGTCCAATTTGAAGTATCGTTTAATGAATAACCTTGACCAAATTTAACTGTATTACTATCTCCTAAAACATGAAATTGGAAATCATTATCTGCGCAACTTGATACAGAACATTTTTGTCGAATATCAAGATTATTACTTAATCCATCTAAATCTCCACCCCAACTATATCCAGAACCCCATGAATCGGTCCAACCAATATAATTGTTGTTTCCTAATTGTAAAAGATTTATAGTATTATTGTTATGATCAAATGAAAATTTGACCAAATTAGTATGACCAATTTGTTCTATACCGAGATTTAAATTATCTCCTGAATTGACTTGATCTATATCAATATGGTTGTGCTCATCACCCGCCTTGACGAATGACGATAACGACAGACTGACCATCGCCAACAGTAATAAGATTTTTTTGTCCTTCATTTTCACTCTCCAACGTTGTTCCTGAACCTATCGGTATTCTTACCGATATTACTCCGTTTACTTCTCTATAGAACCAAATTTGTCCAGCACCTTGATCTATAATTGTATTATATTGTGTTGTCTTATCAAATCCTGGTGCGGTGGTTCCCGTAATATCTCCTGATCCGGATGATGAAGATAATACTCTTTTTTGCTTTAATATATTAACTTCTTCTAAAGCAACTAAAACATCTTGTAAGAAGTCGACATCGAGAAGATCCATGTCGAGTTCATTGAATTCTAAATCATCTTCTGCTAAAAAATCATCGGCCAGATAATCAGTATCGAGCTCAGTGAAATCAAGTAGGCCATTAGAACTGCCTTTAGCATTACTTTGACTTTCATCTTGTTGTTCCTTTATTTCTTGAGGAGGATTAACAATAAACATATTGTCAATCATATTTAAATTTACATTTTGAAGCGTAACAGGTTGAGATGGTGATGTTCCATAACTCGATACCATTGTAGCTTGATATGCTTCAGAGAGTACAACTACACCACCCTCATTTGTGACTGTAATTTCTCCTGATGGTGAACAATCACCATCTATAGTACACTCAGTTTCCGGTAGGAGAATTACTAAACTTCTTCCTAACTCATCGACTGATGTAGTAAAATCCGTCCCACGTACGCCCACTGTGGCGGTTGGAGTTTCAATTACTATATTTTCTTTAGGTAATAATCCTAATCTTCCAGTAGAAAATCGTGCAGTACCACTGACCATTTTCATACCTATTCCACCATCTTTGGTGTCTTTATTATAATAATATTCGTATAGAGTTACTTCAGTATGTTCCGTTAATCTAAGTACTGACGTATCTATAAAATCTAATTTAAGTCTACCATTGACCGTTTCAATATGATCCATAGCGACTACACCTAAACCAAGATCAGTGGCAAATGACTCGCCTTCACGAGTTATTCCACCACTGCCCTTGTGTTCAGTTATACTGCCAACATCATTGGCAAAAGCTGTTGAACTAATCAGTAATAAACTAGTCAGCAGTATCTTTTTGCTTAATGTCAACAATACCATTTTCTGTATCAAAATCCGCACTTATTACTCCATAACACCCGCTCACACCAGATGGGCATGTACCAGATGATTGAATAATATCAATATCACCGTTTGAACCTATATATTCCATTGTTATTGAATTGTATGCACCATCAGATTGTGTTGTTAAGAAGTTATTTGAACTTCCAATAACATCTACATTCCAAGTTACATCATCAGCATTAATATCAATATTCCAAACGTTCGATCCACCAGTTATATCTAAATCAAAATCCAGTCTTTCAGCTGAGGCTGTATAGCCCCAATCTATATCGAAAGTATTTGAAGATCCAGCTATGTCAACGTCCATTACGGACGAATCAGCACTTCCACCATAACCTACGTTCCAATCCCATATGTTACTACTTCCAGTTAACTTTAAGTCAACATCAGTAGAATCAAATAGTGTTGGACCAAAGATTTGGTTCAAATTACCGATCATATCTATATCCATCGTGACGGTATTACCAGTTAAAACCCAATCAGTAGCACAATCTCCACTTGAGATAGTTCCACAAAGCTTATTACCATAACCGATTTGGTCTACGTATAGCTTTAGTGTATCTCCAGATTGATCTAAAAGAATTTTGTTGTCATTGGCACCAGCGAACACAATTACAGGGCATAATAAAAGAGCGAATGCGATATATCTTTTAAAAATATTCATCCTCTTATTTCCTCTATGTTATCAGGAGTAGGTACTTCCACTGGAAGATCTACTTCTGAGTTATCTTCGGACTCAGGAACTAATATTATTTCGGCTTCGTCAATAATCTTTTCGACTTTACCTTCTATTATTTGCTCCATTGGCCAGTTTATTTTCCAGAAGTCGAGTTTCTCCCCCTGGTATATCATTTCTAACACAGCTGCTTCAATTGTTGAGCGAAGTGACCGTGTTACAGATTCGTTTTCTGTCATTCCATCTTCTATTTCTACAAGTTGGGTGTCCATATCAACGAACTTAAAGACATCATAACCATCAGCTATAGACAAAATGGTTTTTGATGTTTGCACATTTAATAAAATCTCACCTGTTAATGTGCTAACAGCTCTAAGCGAAACTGTAACTATATCTCTGCGGTATTGTTGTGAATAACCAATTCCGAGTGTTCTAGCTCCTATTCCCCCTGTCTCGATATTAGTATCAAATCCTATGATACCTCCCTCGAGAATGATTCCTGCGAAAAGAAGTGGTGCTAAACCAGTTTTATCTTCTTCTCCATATTGTTCTCTTGTAGTACGAACTATTTGACGTTCACGTGTAAGATGATCTATTCCTACACGTTCTACTACTCTGAACCATTGTCCTGATCCAGCATTTTTTAATGCATCAATAAGCATTGTATCACCGCCTTGTGATACAGCAGTACTAAACATTGCAGCATTTCCTTTTTGTTTTCTTTGACCTGTTTTGTCAGGAAATCCGTATACTGCTACAACTATTTGTTTCTCTTCTGGCCTTCCAGGTAAATTCCTTAATTGTTCATATGTAGGTAATTCTACAACTTGTGGAGCTTCTACACATGCTAAATTTAATGATGGATTACAGTTTGTAGCTGATAATCCATTTGGTGGCACAATCGAAGCACATCCTTGCATAAGAATGACTCCGAAGAATATTCCGATAAATTTCTTAATCACCGCCTGCTGTTCCTGCACCTATTGGAATTACTATTTGTGTTTCTGTGCCATCTTCAGCAATAATTGTCATAACTATGACATCATCGCCTTGAGTACATGCCCACAAACTAGCATCACATGTTGTTTTTTGATATGTAATCGTATTACCTTCAAGTATAAAACTACCATATGTTGTTTCTGTACATGTTCCAGCAGCAATTGCTTCAGCTGAACATGCTTTAAATAACTCTTCTACCAGTTGTTTACTTAATTGGGCATAAATCCTCGATTCGAGGTTTCGCATAAATTTAGCTAAAGTAGTATTTTCAGCATCTCTTTGTGCTGCTTGTAAAGCACTTTCTATGTCATCAGCAATAGCTTGTTTTCTGCTAAATTCCTGATTCTCAATAGTAAGATAATGTGATGATGTACCAACTCCGCTAAATGACGGATTTTTAAATTCATGTACTAATTCATCAGCATTAGCATTTGGCGTTAAGCTTAATACTGATAATACAAAAATCCCAATTAAAGTAGTTACTTCTAATTTATCTCTTAGGTTTTTTATCTTCATTCTGTTTCTCCGCGAGAGCTTCCTTTTCCTCAATATCTTCTAAGAATTTTTGTCTCTCTCTATATTCGAGTACAACATTTACCTTCTGCTGTAATCGTATCATATCTTGATCGAGCATTCGAACTTGATCAATTAACCTGATAAGAGCAAAATGCATCTTTTCTATTTCAGGTTCTAATTCATTGGATATAAACTGCCATACGTAGTATATAAAATATCCCATTCCAACTGCCAAAACAATTGGAAATCCATAATCGTTGATGAGAGCAACTAATGTAGGATCTTGTTCAAGAACATCCATTAATCTCTCCTTGCATCGATTTTACCATCCTCGACAAAGTTTGACGCTCTTGCTACTCTGTCGACGGGTGGTGTAAGTTCCAATGCGCTACTCACCAATAAATCTATCTTTATCATCTCATTATTCATAGTCGTTACTCTAGTTTCTAAGCTCTTAGTGAACATAGTAAGAGTGGCGATAGAATCAACGAGACCACCTAAAATCTGTCTTAATATTAAGAATATAAAATAGCCCATCACCAGAGATCCGGCAATCGGTGTACCTACCTCCATTATGAGTTCAAATATTTCCATAGTACTATTTATACTGTTGGAAACTCTAGAATGTTAAAAAGAGACAGATTCTCCACAACCACAGGACGCAGTTGCATTTGGATTTATGAATTTAAATTCTGAATTGAGACCTTCTGTGACATAGTCTAAGGTTAATCCAGTAAAGTTGTGTAGTTGACCAGTTTCTACTACGATTAGAAAATTGCCATAATCGATTACGTGATCGTCAGTATGTACTGTATCAGCATAATCCAAAATATATTTAAAACCGTTGCAACCCCCAGGATGATACCCAATTCGTATAGTATCATTCCCCGCATCTTGGGTTTTTGATGTGAGTTGCTGTATTGCTTCATTAGTTAACTCGATCATTTGGACCTCGATTGTGCTGTCTATGGGCTTTTTTATCTTCCCAATTTTCTATGGCTTTGCGAATAGAATCTTCGGCCAATACAGAACAATGAAGTTTGATAGGCGGAAGTTCTAAAGCTGCTGCAATATCTTTATCTTTAACTTGCTTAGCTTCGTCTATGGTTTTACCCATAAGCATATCAACGAATAATGAAGAAGATGCGATTGCTGAACCACATCCGTATGTTTTAAATTTGACGTCAACGATTTGCTCGTCATCATTCAATTTCAGTTGTAGCTTCATGACATCACCACACGCTGGTGCACCTGTCATTCCGGTTGCTACATTGGATTCTTTGGGATCGAATCGGCCTACAGAGAATTTCTCTGGAGAGTTTAAAACAGATTCAAATCTGTCTACTACTTGCTTTGAATAGGCCATGATTCATTTAATTAATTAGCGAATGCCACAGAAACTGCTAACGATGTAGCTGCTCCTGCAAGTGTATCAGAAGGAGCTTTTTGAATATATCCTACTTCACCAGCTGCTAATGTCACAGTTGCAAGAGTAGTACCACCTGCATTTTTCTGTGTTATAACTTGTACTGAAGTTTTATTGTTCAAAACTCTTACTAATTTAGCAAAGCCAACGTTAGATGCAGAGGCAATTCCTGCTTCTGATCCTAATAGTCTTATTACTGCCATTTTATTTTCCTCTTAAATAACTATTTATATATTTACAATCTTCATTTGATAATGTTAGCAATAACATCTTCAAATTCTTCGATCTTCTCTGTACGATTAGGCCAGAGTATATATTCCTTTTCAGGATTTTTCTTTAAGTTAGATAGCAATGGTAATATTGCGTTATATAACTTTCCTAATTTTGCTTCTGCTTCAGCTAAATCTGCTGATGCTGTTGAAGCGGTTTTAGTAACAGATTGTACTGCTTCTAATTCATGTTCGTCTACGGCTGTAAAACCAAAGTCGAAATCTAAATTTATGTCTGCCATTTAAATGTCCTCTTCGTCTCTTATAGTATTTATATAAGAATACTTCTCTTTACGAGTATAATTTGATTTATCTCTCTCGACTTTCGTCATTGCATGTGCAGGAGTAACTCTGCGATGTTTCACCTTTGGAATTTTGATTGTTTCTTTTTTAATTTTCATCTTTTATTACCATGGTAACATTGTCATACCAAGTTGGTTCAAACCCAACTCTAATAATATGAATATAAGTAGACATGGACCTAACTGCCAAGCCCACCATTTCCAACCTTCTAAACTATCTACCCATTGTCTGAGTTTACTGTTTCGAGCTTTATCATAGGCGCCAGAATTCTCACCAATTTGTTCTGCCCAATAATTAGGATCAACCCAATTTTTAATCTTTTTTAATATCTTTATCATTTTTAATAGTGGTGGAGCTGACAGGGGTCGAACCTGCGACCTCATCCGTGCAAGGGACGCGCTCTCCCAACTGAGCTACAGCCCCACGTTTTTTGTTTCCCCAAATTAAATCCCAATTATCTGCGTATTTACTTTCATCAGAATTTCTTCTTTTAGAACCTTTTCCTCCATGCCATTGTTCAGTCATCATTTTCCCGTGTATAAATAGTATAAATTATATGTTAAAGAAAGAATTAAAGAAATTTCATAAGCTTATGAAATCAGGTAGAATAAACAAGGTCTTAAAACTAATCCTACCAATGGTGGATGATTCCAGCCGTTATAACGAAACACGTAAGAAAGTTAACTAAAACCACTGCTGTTCTAAATAATGCAACGTGATCACTGAATGTATCAGAACCTTCATTTGCCTTTTCTCCGAGAGAAGCTGCCCAAACTTTCCATATATATTTCATCATTCATATTCTGCCAATGTATAATACACTGTTAATTCTTCACCTTCTATAATAGGTCTAACTGTAAATAATTCTCGTTGATCACCGTGATGATAATGAATATTGTTATTCACATAACAATTTGGATCCTCAGAATGATTCAAAAATCCACCTAAAGGTGTTCTAATCCAATCTCTTCGTTGAGAACACCATATATGTGTTTCTCCTAAAAATATTCCAGCTTTGAAATCTTCGGTTGCTATTATTCCGTTTCCATGCACTCCAGGTCCAACCTTTAAACCATCACATAATGGTTTATATCCATTCTTAAAATTCATTTATGCCTCTTTTGGTACGTATACTATTTTTATGCCTCTTCTGACCAATTCATTTCTACATTTCTGCTTAAGTTTAGGTTTAGCATTAGAACTATTAATAGTATCAAATAATTCTTTTTGCGGTATACCTTTTATCCAATAGTGAGTTGTAGTATATTTTCCGGTCTGTCTATCTCTTGTAATTTGAGATTCTTTAAATTTTGTAGGCATGTTTATTTCAATCGTTTTATTTGTCCTTTATCGTTTGCTTTCCAAGCTTCGAATGACACATTATTATATTCATCTTTAAGAGATAATAAAGCTTTTAAATTACTTACATCATCATCAAAAAGTCTTATTGTGGAATATTCCCCAGTATCGAGGAATTGTTTAAAGATTACCGCCTTTGCGTCAGCGCTACCTTTTAGACCTAAGTTACCTGCTCTAATAATATGAGCATTATCGATATCTATTCCATGAGATCTAAAAGTATTAAGGAATAATTTTTTATCATCCATATCGGCTCTTGCAGTTACGATAATAACTTTAGATCCTTTTTTGGTTGCATTCCTTAAGATTGCTTTAAACTTTTTGATCATTTTTCCGATCGGCACAGCTGTTTGTTGAAACAGTTTTGCAGATTTGAATTGACCATAATCAAATTCTTCATTACCACCTAGTTTATATGTATTATATTGTTTAGGAGTTAATGTTTTTTTCTTACCAGTTTTGGTATTTAAAACGACAACTTTCGCAGAAGTTTTAAACATAGTATCATCTATATCAAAGATCGTCAGACCTTTTCCTTCACGAATCTCTGTGAACGTTTTCATGGGTATATTATACCATAGTTTTTAGCATTTGTACATGCTTATTTTAATTCTGATAGAGTGTTCAATTTATCTTGAGCTGTCGCTAATTTCTCCAATTCACCATCAATAGTGGTAATCATATCAGGATGTTCTGCAACACCTGCATGTGAACCTATCATAATTTTAATATTCATTCTATGAGTAGCAATTTCACCTTTTAATTTAAGTGTTAATGCTTCCATAATTCCGTCTGTATAATTTGCCATTCTTATCTCCCAAAGAGTTTTCTTCTTTTAAACTCTGTTATAGTATTTATTAAATCCTCAGTCCAATTATCACGTTTTTCGATAAATATTTGAGGTTCTACATCTCCTGCAATGGCCACCACTAATTGAGTTATTGGTTGACCTGTTCTTTCTTCCCACATAATAGCATAAGCTGCCGCTTGCATAAAGTAATTTGATATCCATTCTTTTTTCTTATATTTTGCTGAAGTTTTCCAGTCTATAATACTTATCTTATTATCCCATACTCCAACACAATCTACTGTTCCAGCTACACCTAAATGCTTTGAATACATTCTTTTTTCAGTAGCATAAACCTTTGTTAAATTCTTTTCTATAATAGGTTTAATATCTCTAAAGTTTGATTGAGCTATTAAACTTGGATTTGGTGCACCTGCTGCATTTAATACAAATGCTTCTAACATATCATGTACTTCGTTACCTCTTGATGAAGCATTTCTAGAAATTCTATTTGCTTCTTCTTCACCAACTTTAGCTCTCCATTTTTGAATGCTTTCTTCACTTAATATTGATAGTACATTTGTAATGCTATAATACTTATCTCCATCTGGATCAGTATAGTATCTTCCGCCTGGTCCACCATTTACTTGTTCTAATCCGTATGGTGTGTTATTTAATTCTGATATATCAAACATTATGCTATCATCATGCAATTTACCCATGTCTCTGGTTCATATAACCATGGTTCACAAAGTTCCCATTGATCAATTGGTTCTGATGGTATTTCTATTTCTTCTTCACACATATATGTTCCATCTTTATCATTATAGCATAATCCATCTATAATTTCAATAGATGAACAGCTTGATGTGAATAGTAATATTGATAAAATAATTATAATTTGAACTATTACTAAATTGTGTAGTATTCTCATTTTGTTCTTACATTGTCCCGCAATCTTGGTGGCATTCCACTTTTAATTCTATCTTGGACTTCCTTCCATCCATCACCAGCTTTATTAAGCATAGAACCTTCTTTACCTCGAATCATATTCGATGTTCCAATTTGTTGCTGTAGATCTGGATTATCTTCCTTAAATTTGTCTAATTCTTTCCAACTCATAGTGTATTCGGCAATTTCACCCGTCTTTAAGTTTTTAAAATCATATCTTGGCATTAAACCACTCCGGTTGTTGGCGTTTTGTCCACACCATTTTAAATCGTTCTTGTTTTGTTTCGTAGAAATTTCTATAAGATTCTATTGGATCTTCAGTTATACATTCAGGAAATGCTGCCATTGCTAATTTGAATGGAGTCATTTTTTTAACTGGTATATTATCAGGAATTCTAGCTAAAGCATCTGCTAAATATTTTTCAGTAGAATGTACTTTTCCATAACGATATGTGTATTCCTTACATAGTGCCATAAAATGAACATAATGCCATCTATAATTGTGCATTGATTCTCTTGTCCATACAGTTGATGGATGATTAAAATGACATGCTTTATATAACAACTCTTCTCTTTCGTCGTCTAGTTTCCAATATTGCAACATAGATCCTGACTTTGATGGTCTACGTTCCATAGTTCCATCGAGCATACGATGGACTGTTGAAAGCATTTGTCCTGATTCCACTATCATTTTTACGACGTGTTTGTCGCACTGCATTTGAGCAGCTTTCACGGGATCATTATCTAAAATAAAAATATTCATAATATATATTATACCACATTTTTGGTAAAAAGTACACCCCTACCTGCAGATAGGGGTTTACTCGTAAATTCTTTGGCGTGTCCTCCTTATTAATAATTGATTAAAAAATACCAATCACAAAATAGTCTTGATCACCTCCTTAGTCTTCAGTTTTCTCCTTGACAGCTACTTTTTTCTCACTTTTTTTAACTGTCTCCTTTGCTTGGATAAGAGTGGGCCATGTAGTTCTGATTAACTTTTCAGTTACGCCTTTATATTTGCCTGCTAATTTCTTATCCTTCATAGCAATAACTAGTTCAGCTTCACTTGGATGTAATGATTCCAATATGGAGATGAACAATTGTTCTCGTTTAACAGCAGTCATAGCTTCGCCTTTTCCGCCTTTAACGAAATATCCAAACCTTCTTTGCTGTTTATATAAATTTGAAGGTTCATACCCCTTTGGAGCATCATCCTTTCTATATGGAGGTTCACCTTTAGGTAGATTCCATTGAACAGAATCGTCAAAAGCACCTCTTAAAATTGTTATTAATGGAACTGAATAGTTCGCTTTTAGGAACTCAGAACGTTCCTCTTGTGATTCACACTTGGCAGCTAGCTCAAGTATTTCTGATATCATTTTCTTTTTAGCCATTGTAAAATTCCTCTACGCTTTCAATCAAATTATTGCATCTTTTCTTGATTAGATAATTTAAAACCCGCATCTTCATCGCTGGTTTTTGGTTTATATAGTTATCTATAATAGTTTCAACCTTATCCGAAGGGATTTCGTGTAAATCTATTAAAGTTTTATTCCTTTGAAAATTACGATATTCTTCTGAAGTCATAACTTCTTGCAATTTATCTGAATTTTCAAGCCAATGATCGATTTTCTTTTGTGTCATTGGGGATTGTCTTACTTCATCTACGAAGACATTATCACCTGATAATACATTAGGAATACCATCACTTTTATCACCTCGACATATATGTTCAAATAAGAACTTTCGAGGATTCGAATCGGAAACAGTTTTCTTTTGAATAGGAGAAAACTGTTTCACATTTGAATATTTTTGTAATTGAACAAAATCTTTATCTGAAGATATAATCATTACTGGTTCATTCTTACCAAATTCTTGAGTATCTATTGCTAATGCACCTATCATATCATCAGCTTCAAAACCTTCCATATGCATTACTTTATATGGAAGATATTCTCTAATTTCTTCTCTTACAAGATTTAAAACTCTAAATATTTCAGTCCAATCTTGATCCGAATTGTCTCTATTCTTTTTACGATGTTGTTTATATTGTGGATAATATTCCTTTCTCCACGTATTAAAACCATCAGCACATATAACCATTTGGCCATATTCATCTCTATATTTCTTATTGTACATACGAATACTATTTAGTATCATATGTCTTATAAGTGCTTCATCTCCTAGTTTTTGTATTATTATGTTTGATAAAGCAATTTGATTATAATCAAGTAATATCATCTTCTTCAGTTTCATCCTTTATAATTAAATTGTCGAAATCTATTTCTTCACCGTCATCTGCATGGTATTCTAATATTTTTAATTTAGCATATAATTCAGTTAAATCATCTTGCAATATATGTTTTTGATCTTGACTACGCATAAACACAGAAACTAATAAATTCAATATAACGAACATATCTTTATATTCGTCTGATTTTAGCACATTCATATCAAATGCGCTATCATAATGTTCTATTGCAGCTTCATCTATAAGAGTTAAGCAAAATCTAGCCAATGAGATACAATCTTCATGTATGTTTAATTCTTCTAAATATTCTTCAGATTCGAACAATTGATCTCTTGCAATCTGTTGTTGCCTGAGCTTAGTAGGAAATTGTATTATGTTACTTTTCGACATAGGGTATATTATACCATATTTTTACTCTTTTGTACATGCTTTTCTTTTAGATATTTGACAGAATTTCCACCAATACGAACATTGATAATGCCATTGTAGTAATCCTCACGAAGTAATACATCTTCTTCGAACTGAACCTTTGCTTCCAAATAAGCACATTCACCCTTAGTTTTACAAAGAATAAGAATCTCGCGACAGAAAGCTTCAGCTCCCATCGTTTCAATGTCCTCCAGAAGGTTTTTACTACTTCCGTAATACTTTCTCCAATCACTTTCTACTAATAGTTTCTTTCTTCGTTTTCTTGTTTTTGTAATTGGTAAGGTCTTTTTACTCCAAAAGAACTTCTTACCGATGTATTTCATTCCGTTGAATCGATTTGTTATCTTATAAACAAATCCATAATATACGTCAGAATTAAAATCTGTCGGTGGCTCCCATATTCTGCCTAAATGTGTCCAATCCATATATGTATTTATACATCTTCTTCATCGTCTATTTCTTCTTTAGGTTCTCCAAACCCGCAGAATGGGCAAAAACATGGTTCGGGTATTAACATATCATCATCCTCTTGTATGGAAATTTCAGATTCCATATAACATTCAGGACATGAAAAGTTAAAAATCACCTTTCGTTCCAGTCAGTGTTGTGCCACTCTTCTAGTTGTTGATATCCTCCAATAGATTCACCATCAATTTTAATTTGTGGAAATGTTCTTGCTCCTGGAAATTGTTCAAACAATTCTTCTCTCGTAAAATCAACATCAAGTTGTTTATATACATATTCGTAATTGTTTTGTTGACATAAAGCTTTTGCTTTATCACAGAACGGACATACCGGTTTTCCATATATTTCTATCATTTAAATAATACTCCTATTATCGACATCGATACACCCATAAAACCTAATACTACTATTTGAACAATGCTCATAATAAATACTTGCTTCATCGGATGTACTTCTACTACTTTCTCTATCCAATCTTCGCTCGGAGAAAGATTGGCTGCTTGAAGGATTTTCTTTTCTGTTTCTTTTTTCATAAACTTAAATTAGATAAAGTTTTTTGATCCACATCTTGTTTTACTCCACCAGAAACATACGAAGTTATTTCGGTTTCTTGAGGAGCTACTTGGACATTTCCTCCACCTATCCATTTTTCAGTCCATGGTAATGGATTAAGTTTTCCTACAGTATAAGGACATGGCATACCTAAAGCCCGCATTCTTTTGCAGCCTATCCATTCTACGTAGTCACTTAAAAGCTTTTCATTTAAACCAATCATAGAACCATCTTTGAATAAGTAATTAGCCCATTCTTTTTCTTGTTCAATAACCTTAACGAATAAATCTATTGATTCTTGTTCCAGTTGTTTTTGTATTTTAACAAAATCTGGATCTTCTTGTAATAGCTTTTTAATTAAAACTGTTGTTCCTGCAAGATGAGTATTTTCATCTCTTGCAATAAACTTAATAATTTTAGCATTGCCTTCCATTCTTTTAAGCTCAGCAAATGCCCATGAACATGCAAAAGAAACATAAAAACGTATTCCTTCTAAAGCATTAGCTGATAACATACACATCCATAATGCCTTCTTATGATCCATTTTATTTGTAGGACCATTATTGCAATCTATTAAATCATCATAATATTTTGCTATATCATTACCACATTCTAATATTTCTTTTATATCTAACATATTATCAAATACTTCAGATGGATTTGGATATATGTTTCTTATGATATGTGTATAAGATCTTGAATGTATTGTTTCAAAGAATGACCATGTTTCTATCCAATTTTCAACTTCAGGTAATGAAGCAATTGGTAAAAATGCCATATTTGGTGCTCTTCCTTGAACACTATCTAATAAGATTTGTCTTTTTAAGTTGCTTGTAAAGATATGTTTTTCGTGGTCTGTAAGTTGATCAAAATCCTTTTTATCTTTCGAAACATCTACTTCTTCTGGTCTCCAAAAGAATCCTAATTGTTTCTCTGTAATCTTATCTATTTGAGGATATTTTAATTGATCATATCTTGCGATATCTACTCCTTCATCGAAAAACATGTTTTTTACTAAGTGTGATTTTTTGTTTTTATTAAGTACTCTTGTCATATCACACAGCTCTCACAATCTTCATCATCTATTAATTGTTGTTCTGTCGTTTGTTCTTGTATTTCTTCTTCATTCATTTCACCAGCTCCATCGAAAGTGTTAAAGTAATATAGTTGTTTGAGACCAAATTTATATGCTGTTACTAAATCTCCAATCATGGCAGACATAGGAACTTTTTGATCTTCAAAATGTTCAGGGTTATAAGATGTATTGACACTAATTCCTTGGTCAATATATTTTTGAAGTATAGCACAGATTTTAAGATATCCATCTGGACTTTTTTGGTCCCAAAGGAGATCATATTTATTCTTCAATTGAACGATGCCTGGAACGACTTGAGCCATTACACCATCTTTCGATTGTTTATACGATACTAAAGCTCTTGGAGGTTCAATACCGTTTGTGCTATTACTAATTTGTGCAGATGTTTCAGCAGGCATTAATGCCATTAGAGTCGAGTTACGAATGCCTGTTTCTCTGAGTTGATCTCTTAAATCGTCCCAAGGCATACGTTCTTTATGCTCTGTTAAATTATCTACTGCACCTTTATATGTATCAATTGGAAGAACCCCACGTGCATATTTTGTTTGATTATTCCATGTACATGGCGCCTTTTCTATAGCAAGATCTGCACTTGCTTTAATAAGATAATATGACCAAGCTTCTGCATATTCGTCAATGGTATCAAATGCGCTTTCATCGTATTTAAGACCACGTTTAGCTAAGAAGTATGCAAGATTAATTATCCCTATTCCCAATGGTCGTCTTCCCATTGTTCCTCTACGTGCTTCTTCAACGGGATAACCTTGATATTGAAGAAGATTGTCTAAAGCTCTAACAGCTAAAGTACAATATTTTTCGAAATCTTTTGGATCATTAATCATTCCCCAATTAATAGCACTTAATGTACATAAAGATATTTCTCCTTCATCTCCATGATCTAATGGAGTTGTAGGTAAATCAATCTCACAACATAAATTTGACATTCTAATTGGTGCTTCATATGGATCAAATGCACCGTGATCATTAGCATGATCTACATTCATTAGATATATTCTACCAGTGTCTTTTCTTTCTGTTAAGAATGATTGAAATACTTCTAATGCTGGAAGAGTTTTCTTTCTTATAGAATATGCTCTTTCATATTTTTCATATAATTTTTTGAATTCTTTTTGATCTGAATAAAATGCTTTATATAAATCTGGAACATCATCAGGAGAAAAGAAAGTAATATTACCACCTTCAAGCAATCGTTCATACATTAATTTATTAAATTGAAATGCGTAATCCATATGTCTTACACGAGTTTCATCTACACCTTTATTGTTTTTTAATACTACTAAATCTTCAAATTCGTAGTGCCATATTGGAAGATATACTGTTGCTGCTCCGCCTCTTACTCCACCTTGAGAGCAAGATTTGACTGCTGCTTGAAAGTATTTTAAGAATGGAATTAATCCAGTATGAACAACAGAACCATCTCCGATTCTTGCTCCTACACCTCTAATTCCACCTGCACCAATTCCAATTCCAGCTTTCTTACTTATATATTTGACAATAGATGTTGCAGTAGCATTAATAGAATCGAGACTATCGCCGGATTCAATAAGAACACAACTACTGAATTGTCTGGTAGGGGTGCGGACACCAGCCATAATTGGAGTCGGTAAAGATATGTAAAATTGTGATATTGCATCATAAAATTCCTTTACCCATTTCATTCTAGTTTGATCTATGTCGTCTTCGGGTTTAGATGTTGATCTATCGCCAGAAGATTCGAATAGTGTTAAAGCTACCATCATATATAACATTTGAGGAGATTCAAATACTTTCCCAGTTGATCGATCTTGGACTAAATACTTACCTCTAAATTGTTCCATTCCAGCGTATGTAAATGTAAAGTCTCGATCATGTTTAATATAATCATTAGCTTCGTTTAATTCTTTTTCATTATATCGCAGTAATACTGCTTCATCATAAATCTTCTCTTCAACATTATGTTTAATAAGATCTACTAAATTCCATGGTTCATATCCACCATAAACTTCTTTACGAAGCTTATAATTAATAAGTCTTGCTGCTACAAATTGATAATTTGGAGTGTGCTCATTAATTAATTCAGAAGCCGATTTAATTAATAATTCGTGCAAATCATACGCAGGAATATTATCGTATAATTGTATATTTGCTTTTAATTCGATTTCAGATACTGAAACCCCTGTGATTCCTTCAGTTGCCCAGAATAGGACTTTATGTATTTTATCTAAGTCAAATTCTTCTAACTTGCCATCTCTTTTAGTGACATTTATCGTCATGATTTATCCCATAATGTAAATTTGTTGTAAGGTATATTATACCACAATTACGTACAAATGTACATGTTTAATTATTTTTTAATATTTAATCTTTTTTCGATCTCCTCTATCCTCTTCATCATTAAAGGATAGTCTGCTTCAAATTTAGATTGTTTTTTTGTCAATTCAATATGATATTTATCAGAAAGGTATTCCATAAATTGATCAATTCTTGCTTGAAAATAGATTCCTATAGTAGTTGTAGAATACCATTTATAAAATTGAGATCCTATTACCGAAGTGAAAATACTCTTCAGCGTTAGAATAAACAAGAGATTCATTTACTTGACCTTGGATAGTCTCGTTATTGCTTTTACGTAATTAGGCATCCCATGATCCACAATTCCATCAAAGAATTTAAACTTCTTCCAAGAATTAAAAACACCATAAAGCAAATCTTTCCATGTTGGTTTAATTTGTTTATTACCAAATCTATCGAAATAAATCATTTCGCCATGGTGTCTAAAACCTAACCATGATGGAGGTATTCTTGTTACAATATCATTATTGTTTTGAAAACGTAAATGTGGACATGTAATATTTCTAATAAACTTTGGTCCACCTACTCTTGGAGATCCAAAAGTAAATAATTCGACTGGAGCATGTCGTGTAGCAGCTATAGTTGCCATTGCAGCACCTAATGAATGGCCACACATGTATATATCCTTTTTAACTTTAAGTTGTTCGTTATGTTCAATCTCTTTTAAGATATCCATCCAAAGATCATTGACCTCATCTTGGAACCCAGAATGAACTTTTCCCCCTGCCATTGCAGAGTTTTTAATTAATTTAAGATCTGCTGTTACATCATTTAGTTTACTTGGTTCTGTACCTCTAAATGCAAACCATAGATCGTTTCTGTCTTTTGCAATTAAGACTTCGGCACCATCTTTTGATATTAACTGAGCCCACGGAAATCCCATTTTTTTACATGCTGATTTTGCTGCTTTTTCAGACTTATATGCATGTGCTGAAAGTTTAGCAGCTATTAAAGCTCTTTCCATTTGAGTTATTTGTTCTTTGTGTCTTGTTGCCATTAGTCTTTTTTCACCTCGATTTTTCCACCTACGGCTTGTTCACCGTTAGGTAATGTAACGTTACGATAATAAACTACGACTTCTTGCACTTCACGTATATATCTACGTAACTCTTGCATATTATAAGCCATTAGTTCATAATCTTCAACAGATATAGCAAAAAATACTACATCGCCATTGTTCTTTTTCTTCACATCATCTAGAAATCTATCTAAATATGTATAGCCTTCGGGCCAATCAGGATTTTCTTTTCCTAATTTGCATACTCTTACAGGTTTACCGTTCTCTTTCAACAATCCATCGGGATGATCCATTTTAGGCCTTTTGCCTTCTTCATCTTTTACGCATGGGTTTACTATTTTAGCTGTTGATACTACATGCCACATTGGTTCTTTTAGATCAATGTTTCTAGGCATTGTAGGTTGAATAATATCAATTTGTATAGGTTTACTGGAAACCTCAATTTGTTTTGTCCCCATTAAGGAACAACCACTAATTATTAGGGTTAATATCGGTGCTAGGATCGTCCAGCGAATCGAGTTCTTTACTGTCATTTTCTATACTCTCAAATACGGCCGCAGTTTGTTCATTGGCTCTTGTTTCAATCATACCTGGTTTAGCTATTGCTAATTTATTTAGATTGTGCCTTCTAAATATATCCAGATAACCATTCATTTCTTGCTCTATCTGAGCATTCTTTGAAGCTAGTTGATTCAAGGCTTTACCTTGATTCTCATAACTTTCTTTTATTACTTTAATTGTTTCTTCTTGTTCTGCTACAGCAATCTCTAATTGCATATTATTCATTGTTAATGTTTGATTCTCTGAATACAACCACCAACATGCTAAACCAAGAATAGCTATTAATCCAATTAAAAACTGTTGCATTATGCATTATCCTCAATGTATTGCTTTAACTGTCCTACAGTAAAAAGCGTTTCAGCATCTTCATCTGGTATTTCAACATCAAATTGCTCTTCAACATCCATAATTACTTCTACTATATTAAGTGAATCTGCTCCAAGATCTTCAACAAAGTTTGATGCATCCTTGATTGAATCTATATCTACTTTTAGATTTTCTGCTATTATTTTTTCAACTGACATTTATATCTCCGATTTCTTCATGGTTTCTGTCATATAATCCATAGGTGTAGCGGCATTTAATTCCACTATTGTTCCTTCCATTGTTTTAAATCTCATTTTCTTTGGACCTATTTTATAAAATTTACGTACGTCCCAACTTTTAATTAACACATCTACTACCTCACCTTCACTATTATATTTGGTGTGCGTTACATGTAGATGTTGATGATTCTCGAAAAGAGATAGAATAAATTGCCATACTCTGGCAAAAAATGAACCGATCATTACAAAATATTTTTTCATTATACTTGTTGTTTAGCCAACTTAGCAGATCTATTTGCAAGAATCCTTTTTACTAATTTTCTTCCTTCTTTTGTTCTACCGTCATACATTGGCTTAGACTTATTTTTCTTCTTTTTGCTGGTTTGTACATCAGCTGGCATAGAAACACCACCTCCACCTACGGAGTTAGCTGCTTCTTCCCATTGTTTAAAAGTATTCATCTAATTATGTCTCCATTATGTATATATATCTTTTGATTTGTCAATACGTGATGTACTTCATACATTGGTATTGCGCATATATACCCAGAAGGCATTGTTGTGTCTTTTACTTTGACTTTGGAATTTTTATGTGCGATAATGTCACCAGTTGTTGGTGATGCAATATCGTTTACAAGCATATAAACACCTGGATTCAAATCGCCTTCTTTTGTTTGAAACCATGTTGATTCTGTTAGATTATCCCAATCAATATCATAATCAACTAAAGCTTTCTCTAAAGCATCATCTGACATTTTTGTATGTTCTTTTATAAGATACAAAGCTGCAGCCACTGAAGCTAATGTTGATTTTCCACCAGGAACTTTTCCTAATAGTCTTTTAACGTTAAAAACTAATCTATGAAAATAAGTATAAAATTGTTTATCTTTAGGTGGGACATCTTTTGACTTAATAAGATTCTTACCATCTTTATCAATTATGCCTGCTTTAAATGCACCTGTGTTTTCCCATTTTTGTACTAAAAGACGAACAAAACGAAATGCATAGACGGTATCTGCCATTCTTGTAACGGCACCTTCTCGCAATCTTTTAATTTTAAAATTCATTATAGTTTTCTTAATCTCTCTACAATTGTTTCGTCTAATGGTATTTCAACCATTTCGTCTTCTTTTAAATAATGCAAAAGAATTAGAAATGGTTTAATATAAGAATAATGCTCTTCATTAATCTTAAACCAAATCATCTTATTTGCTGCTTCTATACCAAATACATTGTATATAACAACTAGATGATTAAGAATCAGACGTTCTTGTAGATCGCCTGATTGTTCATACCTTTTTAAGAGACGTTTTAAATATTTAAATCGGCTTACGTCTTCTTTAAATTCACTAATATCTGTAGCTTCTGGATTATTGTAATTATTAGCCGCAAATAATTCAAAATTCCTTCTATTTAGTTTATCAAATATCTTCATAATGTGCCTATATTTTAGTAGTTACAATACTACTTATATAGGTTTATTTCAAGTTTGGCCAAGTATCTAATACGTCTCTTTTATCCCAACCATATATAGCAGGATCTGTAAGCATTTTTATTATTTGCTTATTATCACCTGTTACATCAGCTGTTCCATCACGATTAACTTTAAGCTTAAGCTTGAACTTTTTTTCAGCATCTTTTGTTTGTTTTTTATCACCAATCCAATCGACATCAATCGTTACTTTTTTTTCCATAAGTGCTGGATGATTAGGATCAAGAACGATTGTTACGTCTTCTTTCTTTTCTCCATCAGCTTCATAGTTAGCATCAACGTAATCAAAGAATTCTTTCTTCTTATCGCCTTTTAATTCAGCAGGAGATGAGACTTTGAATTTCTTAAGAGCTTTATTGAAGAATGCTTGATATTTCTTTTGCTTATCAGACATTTCATCAACTTCATCTTCTTCATCTTCTTCGTCTTCTTCCTTTTCTTCAACGACTTCAGTAGACTCTTTCTTATAAGAAGCTTTTACTTCTTCTTCATCTTCGTCTTCTTCTTCATCTTTTTCGTAGTCTTCAACTTTATATTTCTTACCAGCAAACATGAATTCTTTATCGCCCTTTTTCTTAGCAGCCATTACAGCTTTACCAAAAGCATTGCCTTCTTTTTTAGAAGTAGCTTCTTTCATAAGGTCATCATGATTATCAGTAGCATATTTATTTGCTTCTTCTTCGTCATCGAATGATTTTACTACATCGCCTTTAACGTTAACTACAACGTATTTGTCGTCTTTCTTAGAAACGTGTTTCTTTGGGTCCATTTCTTTAACCACTTTTTTACCCTCTAAAACGTCTTTGACGGTGTCTGCAACGCTGAGAGTTTCTTTATCTTGCAATTTCATAATTTCTCCTATTTATTGCATTAGTAACATTCCGGAGAAGACTGTTGCACCCGCAACGACCACTATCCAAAATACTTTGTTAATTACATTTACTACTATCGCATTCTGATTAACTGTTCCTTCCAGTTTTTCCATTCTGCGAGTTAACTCACCAATCATTTCTGATTGTTGTTTACTGAAACTTGCAAGAGTAGTGATTTTCTCTTCTGCACGAGCTAACGATATTATCGCCTCGGACATTTTATCAATCTTCTCTTCTATTCGGTCCAGTCTATCTGATTGTTCCATATGATCCCTTTTAACCTGCGTTATGTCTGATTCTTTCCAATTAGCCATAACTATTTCTTCAAATCGTATCTAAATGTTTTATTCTTTTCTTGACCTTTTTTAGTAACTTTATATCCAGCCATTCTAGCTAGTGTATTTACTAAAGGCCAAGCCTTTTCATATTTCTTTCTGATATGAAGTTTACTTATATCATCTTCTATTTTCTTTAAGATACTTTTTACGATATCCATATCATTCATTACAAGAGGAGCTTCATCAAATTCTTGTTGCTCTTTGAAAGATAGCACAGTTGATTCTCCTCTTACTTTTTGGGCTAGATCTTTATCAGCTTTACCCCATGTTCCGGAAGATTTTGTTGCAAATGAATTAACTCTTGCTAATCCCCATTGAGTTGGATTTGTTCCAGGTCTATGACTTGAAGACCAAGCTGCATATCCACGATCAAATACTTTTTTTAATATACCGTAAGGCATACCAGTTTTATCTGCCTTTTTCTTTAAGGCAGCTTTTACATCAGCTTCTTCTAAAGATTGTTCTCCAAACTTCTTTCTAAATGCTTTCGTATGCTGACTTTCAGGAGCATTTGGTCTAGGCTTATCATAGGATGCTTTTTGTTTAGCATTCATTTTGTCATACGATTCTTTCATTACTTCTTTTCTTTTGCCAACATATCAGCAATTTTAGTTAAAAGGTCTTTATCTTTCTTAGAGATCTTTTTCAACTGTTTATCTAATGCAATCTTTCTAAGGGATCTCGCATATTCTGCTGTAGAATCAGTTATTGGTTCTACAACATGTGCAGATTGCATTCCTATAATTTGTCTTTCTTCAAGCTCTTCATCAAACATACCTGAACTTTTCATCATTGCAAGAGCATCTTTCTTTGCTTTTGCCATATTCTTTTTGTCGATCTTTTCAACTGCTTTACGAATCATATCTAAACGTTTTTTCTTATCTTTATCTGACATTTTTTCGAATATTTCAAGATCAGATAAAGGAGCTTCAACTTTCTCAGATACAGTATAAACTCTACCATTTTCGATAACTACTTTTGAATCTTTAGGATTATATTTTCTCATAGCTCCACCTTCATCATTCTACCATGGCCTCTTGGCTTAAAGTTGCCTTTCCTTCTTTTTTTCGAAGTTTCTTCAATCTCGTCTTCGTTGTTTACCCATTTTCCAGGTGCATGTGTAATTTTACGCATTTTAAATTTAACACCCCAAGGTTCTAAATGTTTAACAATAACATCTCTTAGATCCTTTGTATCTTTATCTTGCCCTAACTCAACTCGAAGTAAATCGTCAAAGAAAGAATCGTCACCAAAAATATCATACATATCATTAGCTAATTTTTTTGCATTTGCTGTGCTACCTTTTATAGGAGATTTCATTATACTCGCAAGCTTTTTAAGTTTACCCATTGAATCAGGAATTGCCCATGTACCTTCATTGATATCTTCAGCCATTTCTTTAAATGATTTAAGACCGCTATAAGATCTTGAATTCTTAGTTTCACCAGCCATTTTACCAGTATACTGTGAATTAATCTTACCGCTTTTCATCCAACCAGCCATAATTTTAGCTTGTTTTGGATTAAGTTTCATTGCTGCACATAGTGATTCATATTCACCTTCAGAAAGTCTACCTTCTTCGATTTCTTCGTTATGTGCCTTATAAAGCAAATCTGCAATATGAGGATCTTTACTAATTCCTTTTTTGAATTTTTCAAGCTCTTTTACTGCTTTAGTGTAATTTCCACCCTTTGTTTTTGGATTATTTACTATTTTTTCTGCTTTCTTCAGATCTGCAGGAGAAAATTTGCTTTTCTTCGCTTCGCTAATATCAGCTCTTAATTGTTTAAATTTCATTATTTCCCCTAGTCTAATAGACCTTTTTTACGTTTATAAATGTTTATAGCAGTTGCGATCTTTACTTTTTTCCAATCTGAACCATATTTGGCTTGAAAATCTTGATCATCTAATTTCTTAGCAATTGCTTCAATCTCTTTCTTAATTTCTGGAGTTAATTTTAACTCTGTGTCTTCTTTGTCGTTTTCATTTTTTATGAAATCTGCAAATTTAGTTACGCCTTCACCTGGAGTATTTTTCTTATAATTTTCAACAGATGCATCTGTACCCCATTCTTTTGGTGATTCTTCTATTCGTTCTACTGAATCTAACCAACATCTTTTCTTTGTATTTCCGAATTTAACTAATACATAATTAGAAAGCAATCGTTCAACTATTCCTACTTGTTGAGACGCTACTTCTATAACTTCATCACCTACAGAAAAAAGTTTACCTTTTATATAATCTTCTCTAATAGTAGAAACTGATTCTAATTGTATATGCCCTTCTTTAAATACATTAGGTTTTAAACCCATGCCCTTTCGAACAGCATTATATAATCCTATTTGAGAATCACCTTGTATTTCAGGAACTCCCATTGAAAATGTTTTTATATCACCATCGGCTGCAGCTTCTCTCATTTTAGAAGCACTCATTCCACTTGCACCTTCGGCGTCAGGATCTCTTTCACCTGCACTTATAACTTTAACACCGCTTTCAAATTGATAAAAACCATGTTTACCTTTTTTACCATTATATTTGTTAAGTAACGTATTAAACTCATTCACTCTATCTGAACCAGCAACCATCGTTACTTGTGTAAAACCTTGTTTATATAACGTATCTAATACATCAAATACTGTACGTATATTTTTGTCTCCCATGATTTTTCTACCATGCTTTGGAAACATCTTACGAAGAAATTTAACCTTCGTTTTAAAATCTAAAGGATTCTTTTTCTTATCAACTGTCTTACTCGAATAAATTCTATATTCTTTACCAGCTACTTTTTGTAATGTACCAAATAGCTTTGCGTGTCCTATTGTTGGTGGATTAAATCTACCAAATACAAAGCTGACATCTTTGGTATCTTCTACCAGAAAGTCCTTAAATCCTTTAATCATAATATTATTTATTCGCCTTTATTTTTCTTTAATTTTTGTCTATCTGCTTGTTTAATTTTTGGCAATAGTTTTTTTGCTATTTTCTTAATAGCACCTTTCTTCTTAGCTAATTTTTTCTCGATTTCTTTACGAGCACCCATACCTAAGTCACCTTTGCTTTTATCTTTAAGCATTTTTTTGATGAGTATGTTTTTTGCTTGCTTTTCAGCACGCTTTTTGAGTTGTTCTGGGGATGCTAATTTTTTTGCTGCCTTCTTACGACCTAAGGCTATCTTAGCTTTGTTTTTGCGCATTGCGGCTTTCATCTTCATACGAGTAGCCATAGAAGCGACTTCGTCAACTTCGGCTTCTCTAAAGAAATCTGTAAATGTTTTCATTTATATCCTCGGTATTCCCATATTAGTTGGGATTGTCCCAACCTTTTATAATATCTTTGCTAAAATTGTTTGTAGAAAATTCTAATCTATCAACAAGCTTAACTGCTCCACCTTCCATACGATCTATGGCAACAAAACCTTCTGGGTTGGTTACCTTAAATCCGGATTTAGTCTTTACAAAGGTTCCTATTGTATTAAGACTGTTTAGTTTATTTATAATAATTAACTTCGCATCTGCAACAAAATTCTGTAAATCGTACACTTTTTGTAAGTTTTTTTGATTTTTTTTGCTAAAAAACTTCAAAAGGTCATCTCTTTTAGCATTTATTTTTTCTTTGCCAGCCGGAGTTGACCGTTTGTCTGCTTCTTTTGCATAACGATCATTAACAAACATAATAAGACCAGTTACGTGTTGTTTCGTATCTTTAATTCTTTGACCTTCTCTAACTTTTTTATTGTTCCATATATTCATTACAAGGTTCAATTCTTTATTTTTTTCAATTTCTTTTAACGTCGAAGATGCTATCTTCTTAAATACTTTACCTGCTTCTGATAGTTTCTTCGTTACTTCAGCGGTTTCTTTTGCTGTCATTGTAGCACTACCTGAGATATCAGGTAATTTAGCATCAACTTGCCAAACTTTAGAAGTTTGTTTTAATTTACCAACAATTTCTCTACCAAAATCTGCGCGCATTGTTTCGAATGTTGCTCCTTCATAAACAGTATGCCATACGATACCGATTGTGGCTTTTGATATTTGTTTTGCCAATGGTGTCCCAACAGGAATAGCATAAGCTATCGTGTTGGGATGCATTACTATGTGTTTTACACCATTGATATTCTCAGTCTTAAGATCACCTTTATCGAACATGAAGTCACCTTGAATGACTCCTTTAATTCCTAAACCTTTTAAATTATCATATGCTAATATTAGCTTTTTAGCTAAATCGCCCGATGTGTCTGCTTTAATGTCTGCATGTGATTTATATATTTTTGGATTCTTTGCGAATATCCCTTTTTTTGCAACAAAGAATTCTCCAGTTTCTGGATCCTCTCCTGCAAAAACGGCGGGGGCACCGTCCCACTTTACGGTTACATCAACTGCAGTTTTGCTGCTTCCCGATAGCATATCTCTCAGTGATCTTAATGCGAGAATTGCTTGGCGTGCCCCCTTAACTCCACCGTCAAGTATTAAATCCTCAATATGAGTCATATGAGTATTTTTACCTGCGGCCTCTGATAAGTGTTTCTTAAATTTTAACATATTTTTATCTTTAAATTGTTATAACCTTTTATTAGCCTGTGGAACTCTCCTCTTGGTATTGTTATTTTATTAACTTCATTTAATAACATAGGCAAACAATTTTCAAATTGTATTTGCCAACCTTCGCCTTCGAGAATTTCTATTGTACGATCTTCTTCATCCCTATGCCAAACATATTCGGCACTAGGTCTATTAACGTCAAATTCTCTTATATTGTTGTTATCAATATAAGGCTTACCAAAAGTAGTCACCACCACCTTTTAATCCTAGCTCTTTTGCATATTTTGGTAATCTACATGACCAATATCCTGCACTGAGTTTATCTGTTTTGGTTTCGCAATTATGTCTTGATGCAAAGTTTTTTGCTGCATCTCTATCATTTATCTTTGCGCTTAAACCACCCTTTTCATCACCAAAATTGATCTTTTTAACATTTCCTGTTTTAGGATCCTTTACGTACACAACGTATTTTTTTGGACCCGCAGATCTTTTGGGTTTATTTAATTCTGGCCCATCGGCCTCAACCATAGGAGTATCTAAAGGTACATGTTTACCTTCAAATAATCCGAATTTTTCGAAATAAGTTTTATTCATATACTTTAACATAAGCTGAAGAGTCTTCTGCTTTTGATCCTGCGTAATTAACTATTTTTGTTATAAATCTATTTGCTTTTCTACCCATATTAATATCAACATAATATGCTACATAAAGAGATGCTAATTTAGCTGATAACCAATTAGTATCTTTTTTAAATAATTCTTTTTCAAATTCTTCATAACTTACATTTTTATAGAAGTTATTAAACATAGTCCAAAAGATTTTTATACCCTTTTTATCTCGTTTCTTTGCGATACCTTTAGCATATTTGTAAACTCCCGCTTTATGCTTCGGTAGGTTCTTTCTAAATACTTGTTTAACACCATCTGAGAATTCCCCCCATCCAGCACCACCACCTCTTGCAGTTTTCAATATGATTTCTCCTTTGATCGCTCCTCCAGGAGTACCGTCACGAAGAGACATCTTACCTTCATCAAATACAATTGTAATACCTTTTGCAGACCAGAACGTTCCTCTTTTTTCGCCTTGAGTAAGTATCTTTAATACTTTATGATCATCTGTATCTGGTGGAAGTTTAACATTAAATTCTTTCATTTTAAGATTTTTTACAATTTTCTTTAATGAAATACCAACTAATTTACGATCTACAAATAGTTGTAATATAGTTTTATTTAATGCTGCAACGTTTTCTGTATTCAAATCTTTTAATTTAAAATCACTTGTACATGCCCAAATATCTCCAGGATTCCATTTATCATCCATCATTGCTGATTGACCAGAGTTTTTATACGCAAGATTTTTAGCTTTATAAATTCCTTGCATCAATTTGGAATTACGATGAAATGTATGTCCTTTTTTGATATATCCACCTTTAACAAGTGCTTCTGCAATCACGTACGATGAATGAAACCAATCATCTTCAACAGCTAAAATATCATCTAATTTAGCATCAACATCAACTTGTTTATAAGCTGCCTTTAAAATATCATCATTTTTAAAATAATCTTCATTCTGCATACCATGATCTAACATAGCATAACATATAACGGCATTATGACATTCTGTTATTTTAGTAGATAAGCTTCCTCCTCCGGATCCACCTCCACCTCCGAATAGTTCGGATTTACCAAGTTTTGAAGAAGATATAAATGTATCATTATCTCCTCTTAGCGTAAACGCCATACCATCTTTTTTAAATTGATTTACTGCAGCAACTCCACCTTCGATGTCAGTCACAGTAAATGTTCCACCTTTTGCAAGTTCTAAAGGAGTTTTTAATTTTATAAGTTTGATTAGAATATCAGGACGAGATTCGCCTTTATATTTACCAGCAGAAGAATCTCCCTTTAATTGAGCAGGAGTTAATGCTACTGTTTCTACTAAATTAAAATCTTTAAATGATCGCATAAACGTTTCCTTTGTTAGTACTATTTATACGTTTAAAAAAGTCAAGCGTCGAAAAACGGATTAGGTTTTACGTTGCCTTTATCATCGTAACATATAATTTTTTGCTTATGTAATACAACCATTAATGATTCTGCACCATCTCTTCTTCCAATTTTATAAGAAGTATATGCGCAGGCAACTAATACTGGTATTAAAATTAAGATTTCATACATATCGTATACTCTAACAAAAAAGCATCTTGTACATCAAATGCAACCTTCTCTTTGAACGTAATATCTTTGTCTGTAGTCTGAAGTTCTTTTATACGATCGTCTCGCTCACTTTCTGTGTGAAATGTCTCTATTGCAGTATAAGTTCTAGCTACAATAGAGTTGTTTATAAATCTTTTCATAATGTCCTATTTGAACTCGCGTAAGCTGGTCCATACATTGTTCTGCTATTTATGACATAACCATCAAAAAGATTTCCTCTTGGTGTATTAAGAGCAGGAGCTCTCCATCCATTTGCCATTAAAACATCACCTTCTTTGAAAGTAACGCTTTTAACACAGTTTGCCATTTTTCTTTCTTTTGTGAATTCACCTATATTGATAAATCCCCAAACGCTTTCAGACATATCACCATTAAAATTGTCTTGTTTGATAATTTTAATAAATTTTCTGCCAGCTTCAGCAGTATAATTGTTATATTTAGCTAAAGTAGGATAAGCTTCGTGCGAAGTAGTTGTTAGATCTTCACATAGTTTATTTACTGCTTTTGTTAAATTTTCGTTTTTCATAATCACTCCTTACTTTGATTTTTTTAATTTATAAGGATATTATACCACATAATACCGGAAAAGTACATGCTTTTTTTCAATTATTTTTAAATAATATCGTCTACTGGGAATATGTTATAAATCACATCTGAACACGCTTTGGCTATTTCCATATGTTCTGCTTGTGTTCCATTAGAAGCTCTTAAATCTATATAATGGATCCACGATCTAAGCGTTCCATTTACATACATTTTGCTTAATGTAAGACCTTCAGGCAATACTGCTCGAGCTTGTTCTTTGGCTATGCCAACATCTAAAGCCCACTGATATGCCTTTTGACATCTTTGAATAACAACTTCTTGATAAGATTCCCATATATGATTAATAGCACTATCTTCATCGATTGGAATAGAATTCTGTCTATTTTTCATGTCTTGTAATCTTGCTGGTCGAGTTTCAAATGCAACCTCAAGATCTTGTACATCTGCATACCTTTGTGAATATTCTTGAAATGAAAAAGATCTATGTCTTAAGATTTGTCTCGCAATATCACGAGTAGTTTCAATTTCTAAACACACATTAACCATTTCTAATGGTGACCAATGTTTGTGTTTTACTAAATATTTGACGAGCTTTTCAGCTGTTTGTTCGTTGAGTTGACCAGAGGGATTTGACACTCTGGCACAAAAGGCAACCAACTGAAGAAGATCTGCGTCATCCGCTGGAAAATCCTCAGTTGGCTGCGAATATGATATAAGTTTAACTTTCAATCAATTCATCCTTAAGTTCAATTAGAAATTATAGTGAATTCCTACGGATGCCATATCCATGACGTCGCCATGTCTTGCACCATCCATTACCATTGCCGATAACGCTACGTTACCATAATTTTTGGCCATTTTTATACCAAAATAATCTTCATCCGTACCCATAAGAGCAGCTGATTCATCAGAATGCATAGCATACATTAATGAAACATCTACTTGGGAAATGAAAGGTAATTGGTATTCAAGTTCAGTAAACGTAAGATCCGAATTATCAATATTAACAAAATGATATAATTGAAAATTATTTAAGGCTACGCCTAAATATAATTCTTCAGATGATTTATATGTAGTCTTATCATGACCACGTCCATCAACTATTATATCAAGATTTGTATCATAATTATATTGAATTAGACCTACATCGATCGCCATAGCATCAGTCAAAGCTAATGCATAACCAGCGTACCAATCATATTCTATTTCAATGTCGTCTCCATAGTCTACTTGGCTACCCCAAACTCCTGCATAAAACCCATCACCTTGATATTCAAGGTTCAAGCTTATTGCTGGATTGCCATCATTTTGTGATACACCTCTCCAGAAGTAGTCAGAATCAACTCCGACGGATCCTTCTACATCAGCGTACATAAAGGGTGTGAAAAGAGCTGCCATTAATGCGGGCAGTACGAGATACTTCTTCATAATTATGCCTCTTTCCTCACGAGTGTATAAACACCCCATAACAATCCTACCCATGCGAGTAGTTTAGCTAAACCACCAAAAAGAATAACACAACCACAGCATACTATTAATAGTATTCCATCGTGTGAAGTTCTTTCAGGCAATCTTGCCATTAGCCAATCTTTGGCTTTAGTAAATATATTCATAGATTTCTCCTCTATATTTTGAATTCGGTGAAGTCTTTACTTTCTCTATCACCGAACTTATTTATCGGTCCAGTATCTGGTGCCATGTCAGACATGATATCAGATTGGGCCGACTCCTCTACATCATAAAGTTTCATTCGAGATCGATCGATCCCGACAACAAAGCGTTTAAACTTTGTTGGATCATTATAACGATTTTTCAATTGCTTTACCATAATTTGACCGAGCTCTTCAAGTTCCTCTGTTGAAATAAGAGCAAACATTAAATCAGCTGTCGCTGGTAAACCAAATGATTCCGAAGTGTCCTCCAGGCCTACATCAGTATTACTAAATCCAGACCTAGTAGTTTGCGTTGCACTAACTATAGGGACATTAAATTCAACCGCTAAGCCTCGCATTTCTTCTGCTATTGCTTTTACGTATGAATATGTATTTATACTTCCACCTAACCCTCGGACGCGACTAGACGCGCAAATATTTAAATAATCTATATAAATTATATCAGGTTGAAAGTTCTTTTTAAGCTTTAATTCATTAAGTAAAGCTCTGAAATGTCCAGTGTGGGCTGCCCCAGTTGGATATTCCTTTACAATCAATTTACCAATATTAGTATGAGCAAGCTTTGATATCTTGCCATCGAATACATTTTTTGGTAAACTTTCTAATTGTTCGATTGGGAAATTCATAAGATTAGCATCTATTCTTTCTGCTATACGTTCTTCTGCCATTTCCATTGTTATATACAAAACATTTTTACCTAAATCTAAATTAGATGCTGCACAATGACACATGAATAAGGACTTTCCTACTCCTGTGCCTGCTAATGCAATATTTAATGTTTTATTAGGTAAACCGCCTTTTGTAATCTTATTAAAGAAATCTAAATCAAATGGAATTCTACTTTCAGTTTTATTATAGAATTCAAATCTTTCATCAGAATTATCTATGTAATCATGTCCAATGTTGGGATCAAAACTAACACCAAGAGCTTTCGTAAGTATTTCTGGAATAATTCCTTCACCTCTTTCGTCATTAGATTTTCCATCGATGATAGATATTGATTCCATGATTGCGTTATAAACGGCTTTTTCTTGACACCATTTTTCGCTTTCTCGTACAATATAATCATGATCTATATCTGATTTTTCTTTGCATTCATTAATAAGTTGATTAGCTTGATTTAATACATCTTCTGGTGCAT